TTGGCCCAATAGGCCGCGACCATGCGCTCGCGACACCCCTTGCTCGCGTAGGGGATCTCACCCTTGCCCATAATCAGCCTGAAGGCTTTGGCAATGTCCTTGTTGGTGCAGCCGTGCCGGTACTTCCTGACGTAGTTCCAGTACTCGATGCCGCTCTCGACCGCAGTGATGATCACGTCGCTGTAGAACGCCTGCTTCTCCGTCATCTTCGCCATCTCACACCTTCCCATGCGGGACTCGCCCGCTTGTGTCTGCACTATCGCAGGGCTGGCGTGGCAGGGCTTGCACCTGCCAGCGGGCTTGTCCCTCGCCAGTAGTACGCTTTAGACCATTGCGCCAGAGTTCATCAAGGACTCTCGAACGTGATCAAACAGGTCGTGGCTGACGCCCAAAGCATTGCACACGCGGTCGCGCATTTTGTCGGCGTCGTGGCTTGCGTTTCTTTCGATTACCTCCCGAACGTGCCGACAGATTGCCATCTGTTGCCAGTGCGGCGCACGATTGTATTGATTCAAGTCGATCGTCATTGTCTCGTCTCCCATGCGCCAGGTTGGCGCGTTGTCTGCCCACACTATACCGCGCCCCGTGCGCGGTGTCAAGCGCTAGTGCTTGCATCGCTGACGCGTACAGGAGCACGCGCCAGCTAGGCAAGGCGCTAGCGTACGCTCAAGCGAAGCTCGCCGATACGCTTGGCGGCACGCTGGCCAGCGTTATCGTGGCGCCAGATACTGACGGACCTGCGCTCCTGCGCGTTGCCCAAGGTGCCGCACGCGAGACAATCGCCGCAGCTGATTTTATGGCCGCGCTCGAAGCTGGCAGGACAAGCGAACTCGCCAACACGCGGGCGCTCGCCAGGTTCGACCACCCGAAAGCTGCGCCACCCGTCCGGCGCGCACGCGTCGCCGTCCAAGCTCGCGACGTGCGAAGCGCGCAAGTGTGGCACACCGTCCAAGTGTGCGTGTGTATAGCCTAGCACTGGCAGCCCCGCTTCGGTCGCAGCCGCTTCGATGGTCTGCCACACATCCACAGGTAGCGCGCCAGCGTCGCCCCAGATCGCAGACCGGAAAGCGCGAGCACCTTTCCGACGTCGAAGTTGCCGCTGGTAGGTGGCCAGGTCGTCGCCCGTTTTCACGGGGAGCGCGTCCGTTTTTTCGAGCCAAGCCAACCCCATGCCTACCTGCGAGCCGTTGCCGATGTAGCACGTCCCGTTGCCTCCCGCAGGTTTACTACGGTGCGGGCAGTTGCCGCATACCTGCGAATCCGCACCCGTCCGGCGCGCTTCCCAATAGGGTACCACCCTGCCATCGCGCACGGGCGCAATCGTAAGACCTGCCACTACGCCGGTTTTATTGTTGCCGTGATCGCGAACGAAGGCCGCAATCTCGCCAGTGTACTCACTGCCCGCACGAGCGGGACCACGGTAAACGCAAAGCATGGTCTATTCTCCGCGCGGGACTCGCCCGCCTAAGGTAGCGCTAGTGCCACCGTGGCAGCCTACCAGCCGCAGCTGACAGGCTGCACCAGCACACTAGCAGCTAGTAGGACAGCACCAGAATCACGGCCAACACGGCAACGCAACTAAACATACCGAGCAAAGTTAGGGCTTCGTCAAACGTCACCCAAGGGTCAACTTTACGCATCGCACACCTCCTCGCGCCATGTCGGCGCATCCGCTATTCGTAAACGCCCGCTGCCACATCCGCCAAGTACAGCGCACGCTCACGCCTAGCAACCGAAAGCCAACCATCGGCCCATGCGTCCGCGAACGGCGCAAGCTCACCGTCCGGAAAGTCAAAGTCGAAGCGCAGATTATCCAAATGCTCCGCCACGAGTTCATCACGCGTAGGAAGTTCTTCCGCGCCACTGTAAACGTGGCCAGCGCTCCACCGTCCGCTCCGCCAACTATCTGCAATCGTCAAGTCATTCATCGCACACCTTCCTTGCGGCACGTTCGCCGCGTCGATGAACACCACTGTACCGTGTGCCGTGTGGTGTGTCAAGCGGTATTGCAAACAAGACTAAACGTGCGGAAATCATTGAGGAAATCAGCGAAGCGTGGTGTGACGGGGCGAAAAAAAATGCATGGCGCGCAAAAAAAAATGCATCCCAAGGGGACGCATTGGGGAAAGCTGCATCAAGGGGAGGCGCCTACCATGCCAGCAAAGGGGCGCGGAGAGGTGCAGTGTGGGGAGGCGCAAGTCCAGGTATTCTGACAATAACCTGACAGGAAGGTGACAAAGGTGGGGTCACACCTCAACTTGACCGATCGGTCAGGTTTGTTGAAAGTGAATTTCAATTTCAATCGAACGGCCACGCTCTGAAGTCTGGTTCAATTTCTGAACTTTGGTTCACTTTCCGGCACCAGCAAACTAGCCAAGCTGGCAGAATTACCGACACCGGTCCGTGGTGGTAACGGTTTGCTTGGATGGCAACGCAACCAGCCGAAACGAAAGGCGTTATTGTTGCCATGGCTTGCCGGTTGGTACCTATGGCAACGCGTATGCAGCGCACGCAACGCGAGCCCGTGACGCGCAACGCGCCCAGGCGTGACGCGCGCGACCAGGCCCCCTGTTTGTGTGGAGGCGACGGCCTTCGCGCTTGCATTAAGTGTATCACCCCATCTGAATGAATCGCCTATCCCTACCCACCCCTTCTCCCACTCCCGGAGTCCCAGACTATTGCCAGACTAATGTCAGGTTGTTGTCAGGCTCTTAGGGTACCCACCCCTTAAGGCACCGCCGGAGTCCCAGACGACCCGGAACTAGCCCCGCTGAGCCCCTTTAAGCACATCAGAGGTGATAACATGTCACCTAGAGGTGATAGCAAAAAATTATTGTCACCTCAGGTAACTGTATGTCTATATAGAGTATTCCTGTGCACAGGTGATAAGGTGATAGTATTTTCAAAATACACGAGAGGTTTGCACAGGGTTTTTGTGTTTTGCACAAGGAGCGTCTTTATGGAAAAGTCTGTCACCTTGTCACCTCTACGGGTGCTTTTGCCAATTGTTTCGCTGGTTTGTTTGAGGTGACAGAGAGTTTTTACTGTCACCTCTGCTATCACCTCTGTCCCCTTGTTGACACCTTGGCGGCAGTGCGGTAGGGTTGTCGTGCGCTTTGGCCGGCGCCTATACGAATGGAGCTTTCATGCTTACCTATGTTCAGTCCAGGTCATCAGCGGAGTCTCTGCTGGCGGTTTTCCATTCCCGCCACTGGAGCGGCCAAGCCGTTGGTGACTTGGACTGTGCGCAGGAGGCTGGATGAGCGGGCGCAGTTATTTGGAAGCGGTTCAGATGAACCATCCTGCGGTGACGTTCCCGATGATGGGGCCACCGAATCGGCAGGGTGTATCGCGGCCTTCGACCAAGCATGTGGAGAACACAGCGGCGTTGTTGGACGCGTATGGGATGCGTGTTCGGTACAACTTGATGCGGCATACGCTGGAGATTATGGTACCTGGGTTTAACCCGGATTCGGAGCGGCGGGAGAATGCGACGGCGGAGTTGTTCAAGTCGATTGTTGCTCGGCAGGGGTTGGAGGTAGAGAAGGCGCTTGGGCATTTGCATGTGTTGGCCGAAGCGTATCACCCGGTGAGGGATTGGATTTTGAGCAAGCCTTGGGACGGGGTTGACCGGTTGCTGGAGTTCTTCGATACGATTGTGTTGGATGACGTGGGCAAGCAGGAGATTGCTGGCATTTTGCTGACTCGGTGGTTGGTTAGTGCGGTGAAGGCGGTAATGCCTGAGGTTTCTGGTAAGCGGAAGTTTACACCTCAGGGTGTGCTGACGTTTCAGGGGCCGCAGGGCATTGGCAAGACGGAGTGGTTCAAGTCTTTGGCGCCGCAGGATACGGACTGGATTTGCACTGGCCGTGTGGTCGATCCCCACAATCGGGATTCGGTACAGCAGGTGACTTCGTTTTGGCTGAGCGAGCTTGGCGAGTTGGATGCTACGTTCAAGAAGTCGGATGCGGTTGCGATGAAGGCGTTCATCACGCAGTTTGAGGATGTGTATCGGAGTGCGTATGCCACGCACGCTGAGCGGATTCCTCGGCGGACGATGATGATGGCGAGCGTGAATCCCAAGACGTTTTTGGTGGACGACACGGGCAATCGGCGTTGGTGGGTGATTGCTGTTCGCTCCCTGAAGTGGGGGCATCAGATAGACATCCAGCAACTGTGGGCGCAGGTGTCTGTTATAGTTGAGCAAGGCGAGAAGTGGTGGCTTGACCAGGCTGAGATGGCGATGCTGTCGGAGTCTAACGTCGAGCACGAGATTCCCGAGCCGATCGTTGAAGACCTGCACGCGACTTGGAAGCCTGCGTTGTTTGATGCGTCCAAGCCAGTTCGTGTTTCGATGGCTGAAATCTGGGATGCGTTGCCGAATCGCAGCAACTCGAACCGGCAGCGGAGGGAGTCCAACATCTTGATGAACGAGTTGCAGAAGATGGGCGTGGTCAACAAGACCAGGACTGGTGGCAACAAGACGTTTTGCGTCGAGCTGGTTCGGCCCGCTATCGCTGGTCCTTTCGGCGGCTACACTGGTGGCTATAGCTTCACCCCTAGTTCTTACAAGGAATAATCATGCCTGCGTACTTTGAGGTTGATGATTACGAAGTTGCAGTCAAGTGTTTGCATTGCAACAAGAAAAATGCGTTTAACAAGCCTGTCTACACGATTGTAGATGAACACATGGCCTACATGTCTGTTCGTTGCAAAGCGTGTGAGAACGATACGCATGTAGGTTTCTCTTTGCACAAAGGCATGGTGTCTTTGGCGTTTCGTGCTGAAGAGTATTAGGAGGGGATAATGGCGAACTTTAACCAGTGTACGATTCTTGGTCGCTTGGCAGCTGACGCCCAAGCGGTGACTACTTCGGCGACTGCGGTGACGCGCCTGCGCGTGGCTTCTTCGGTTGGGTATGGCGACAAGCAGAAGACCTTGTGGATGAACGCTACCGCGTTTGGCAAGACTGCCGAGTTTGCGGCCAAGCTCAAGAAGGGCGACCAGGTTCTGCTGGCTGGCCAGCTGGAGCCTAACGAGTACAAGGACAAGGACGGCGTCGAGCGCAAGGATGTCGTGCTGCTTTGCCAGACCGTGCAGTCGGTGGGCAACAAGCCGGCTGGCGGCAAGGACGAAGTTCCGTTCTGATGCAGCTGCGCCCGTACCAGTCTGACGTAATCGAGCGATGCCGCGCCGCGTTTGCCGCAGGACACCGCCGGGTGGTGCTTCAGGCTGGTACGGGTTCGGGCAAGACGGTTATGGCTGCCGCCATCGTCCAGGCTGCTGTTGCTCGCGGTAAGCGCGTACTGTTCACAACGCATCGCCGGGAAATCCACGCGCAGACTTTGGACAAGCTGCGACTGGCCGGTGTGCAATGTGCCGAGCTTACTGCGGGCAAGGCAGTCCCGGACGCGCAGGTAATTGCTGCGTCACAACAAACACTTGCAAGACGCGATGTGCCGGCTGTTGATTTTGTAATCATCGACGAGGCGCATTCGGGCATCGAGCAGACCAAGCGGTTGATGGACGAGTTGCCCAAAGCGCGCTTCTTGCTGCTGACCGCAACGCCTTGTCGCACTGATGGACAACCGCTACCTGCTGACATCATTGTCTGCGGCCCATCGATCGTAGAGCTGCAAGAGCAGGGGCATTTGGTGCAGACCCGCTTGTTTGGCGTGGAGTCTCCAGACCTGGCGGGCATCCCAATGAACCGCGGCGACTATGCCGCTACCGCGCTGGAAACCGCTTATCGCGGTACTCGTCTGGTCGGGCAAATCCCGCAGAACTGGAAGAAGCTATGCGCAGGCCGGCGAACGATTCTGTTTGCGTCAGGCGTCAAGCACAGCATCGACTGTTGCAATGCGCTGCGCGACGCAGGCATCCGCGCTGAGCATGTGGACGGCAACACCTACGTTTTAGAGCGCACGGCTATTTGGGAAAAGCTCCGGCGCCATGAGCTGGACGTGGTGTGTAACGTAGGCGTGGCTATCGAAGGTCTGGATATTCCAGAGGTATCGGCAGTATACCTTGCGCGCGCGACGACTAGCGTCACGGTGTACCTGCAATCGATTGGACGCGGAATGCGGCCAGGCGGGGACAAGGACCTGGTGATTGTGGATGCCGGCGCCAATGTGTGGAAGCACGGCTTGCCGGAAAGCGACCGAGAATGGCTGCTCACCGAGAGGGTAGGGGCTAAACGGAAGGGAGAGATCGATGCACTCCAGCATTGTCCTAAATGCCTTGCTGTGTTTACTCCTGCTATGGCTTGCCCACGATGTGGAGACGTAGCACCAGTTCAGGCGCGTCGTCCGCCTCGGCAGATTGCAGGCGAGCTGAAGGAAATCACCAAAGCCGAGCTTGAACGGCTGGAGCGCGAGAAGAGTTTGCGCACACCCGTTCGCCCGTGTCCAACTTGGGCTGCGGCTTATGCCCACATCTGGCGCAGCTTGGAGCAGGTGCGGTATCGCAACGGTTATGCGCTGGGCAACGGCGACAGGTACAGCGGATGGACTACAGCTCAACTGCGTCGAAAGATGAAGGAAGGCGTTCGATGAACCGCTCAGAAGACAAGGAGATTTACAACTTCCTTGCCGCTGTTGGCGCGGCTCCTGGGATACATGTTCAGCGAGTTCATGTACTTAAGACGCAACTACCTTCTGGCGCTTACTTGACCAGCACGACGCCAGGTACGCCCGATGTCTATTGCTGCTTCAACGGCAAACATATCTGGCTGGAGTTCAAGCGACCTGGTGGTGGCCGCGCAGAAGAGAGCCAAAAAGTTTGGCACAAGGCTTTCACTTCTGCGGGTGGTGAGGTATGGATCGTCCGCGATGGGCGTGCTGCGGCGAGGGACGTAGCGGCGCGAGCGGAGGAAACAACGCGACTTGCCATCGAGCGCGCGTTGGAGTCGATGAAATGAATCGCAACCCCCAGCATCCATGGGCGCCAGCTGTGCGCGACCCGCAGTGTCTTGGCTTTGCAGTCGATGCCAAAACGCGAAAGAAGATGATGATGTCGGCCAAGCCGTTTCCGAGTTGCGGATGCTTATGGTGCATTCAAGCTGCAACACCGCAACAACCAATGACCTTGTGGCCGGCGTGCAACTGCGAGACGTGCGAGAGCCACATCCTGTGGAGGCAGCCGCGGCACTTCATGCGAGTTTGTGAGCACGGCCAGCGATGGACGATCGACTTGAGCGAGCCCGATGATTGCGATGTTTGTAGGTTTGATAAGCTGGAGGAAAAGATATGCGAAATGAAAGAGCGACTTTTGATTCTCACGCACCAAGCGCAACTATGAGCAACTGCTGCCCCACCTGTCATCAGCTCATGCCAGTGCATCGCCTGGTGAGCTCCGACTTCAAGCGAGAGCCGGTCATGGAGTCTCTGCCGATCGATTACGATTCTTGTCAGCTTGGGCGCCTAAGCGAATCTACACGCACGATTCCGGTGATTACGGAACACAAAGAAGAATGACTTGAGATTCTTTGCGATTGGCCATAGCCTATCTTCATGGCCAAAGACACGACTCACATTCCACCTCCTGCTGTTGCTTCCGCTGCTCGCCATGGGCTTGAGCTGCGCGAGAAGCAATCGCCTTCAAACCGCGGTGGCACTGAAGTCGGCCTAGCCCGCGCCAAGCAATTGGCCAACCGCGAGCCGGTGACCGAAGAAACCATGGCGCGCATGAAGAGCTTCTTTGCTCGCCACGCTGTCGATGCTTCTGGCGAAGGCTGGGGCCAAGATAGCAAGGGCTGGCAAGCCTGGTTGTTGTGGGGCGGAAACCCTGGCAAGAGCTGGGTGCAAAGCATTGCCGGCGAGCGGCTCAAGAAGATGAAGGAGAAGTAGCTATGCCTTTCAAGTCTCAGGCTCAGCGCGGATTCATGTACGCCAAGCATCCTGAAATCGCCAAGCGGTGGGAGAAGGAAACGGAGCACGACCACAAGTTGCCTGAGCATGTGGGCGAAAAAGAGGATGGCATCCAGAAGATTGCCAAGGAACGCTTGGCGAAAATGAAGAAAAAGGCTTGACGCTTGTTGTTATTTATGGCAAGCGTGCTTCACGCCGTAGAATCGGCACCCAACTAGGAGACCTTACTATGGCTAATTTCGCTTCCAAGGAAGATACGCTCGCCGCTGGCGTTGCCCAGACTTTCAACTTCAAGGCGCTGCTTGGCGTGAACGCCACCTCGATTGCGTACAGCAATGATGATGCGTCTTCGACCCACAAGCTTCAGATCGACAGTTTGTCGTTCACGGTTAGGCCGGGCGAGCAGCGTGTGATCAGCGGCGTGGAGAACTGGCAAGTGCTGACGATCGGCGGCGACGCTGGTTCGATCGGTGCGTACCGCGCGATGGCGACCAGCAGCGATGTGCCGGCGACCTTCTTCAAGCCGTATGGCGGCACGATCGGAACCGCGGGTATCACCGATGGCGCGGTGACCGATGCCAAGCTTGTGAGGGGCGCGCACGTTACGACGACTGTTGCTGGAGCGCCGTCGCCGTTTTCGATGATGGTGATTGATATTGCCGATGCTGATGGCACCACCACCTACACTGGTTTGGTTGGTAAGCATGAAGTGTTGGGTGGCTACATGATGTTTGATGGAACTCCGGCGATTGCGACTGCTGTGACCCTGCAAACCGCAGCTGCTGCTACCATCCTTACCTTTACCGGCACGGCTGCTGTGGCTGGTCGTGTTTCGTTTTCTTCGACCAGCGTGGTTGCTAACGCTACGCTGGCCAGCGGCGCTAGCTTTAAGGTGTTGACCGCCAAGAATGCTGGCAATGTGAACGGCCGTCTGGTTCTGTTCATGCTGCCCGTCGCCTAACCTAAGCTTCAAGGAGGCTAATCATGGCTAACTTTTGTGCTAAGGAAGGGACGCTGCTGGCCAACACGGCGCAAAGCTTTAACTTCGATAGCTTGATTGGTTCTTCTGGCGCTCAGTCGCTTGTCTACAAGAACGACGACGGCGCCAAGGACCACATCCTGAAAATCGATGGTGGCCAGTCGGTGTTCACGGTTAAGGCCAATGAGCAGCGTGTGGTGACCGGCTTGTCGGATGCCACGGTATTGACGATTGGTGGTGATGCTAACTCGACTGGCCCGTATCGCCTGGCGGTTAGCACGGAACTTGAACCGCCCATCATCAAGTACTAAGATTCCTCTAGGGGATCACATCAAGGCCCGTCTGGATATCCCAGGCGGGCTTTGGTGTTTCAGGCCATAGCGTATCGGCGCGCGCTGGTGATGTTGAACAGACCACCGGTCTGCGTGCGGTAGTTGCAGTTCAGCGCCTGGACGATCTCACTCCAGCAAGCGCCGTTCTTTCGCAGCTGCTTGGCCATCCACATCGCCCGCTGAGTCTCTTCGCAGTCCACAAGCGTGCCATCAACCAGCGCTTTCTTGCCCAAAGGCACTGCACCACACCGCTTGCCACTGGCTTTCAGCACCGACATCGCCGCCTTGGTGCGTTCTGCGATGATTTCGCGCTCCCACTCTGACACCGAAGCCAAGATGTTCAGCACCAAACGGCCAGAGGCACTGCGAGTATCAACCTGGTCGGTCACCGAAAACAACGTGTACGGCGTGGACACGAAGTATTCGTGCAGAATAACGCCCAAGTCCCGCACGCTACGCGTCAAACGATCGAGCTTGGCCACCAAAACCCCATCAACTCCACGGCCAAGCATGGCGAGCGCCCGCAAAAGCGCAGGACGGTCCATGGTTTTGGCAGAAATACCCGCGTCTATTTCCATCGCCACGATTTCCAAGTCGTAAAGCTTGGCGTATGCGCGGATTTTCTCTTCTTGCGCAGCCAAGCCCAACCCAGAATCAGCCTGGTCTGCGGTAGAAACGCGAATGTAGGCGACGACGCGGGTCATTTTACCTCCACAGGGGTAATGTTCGTCTGTATTTCATTGATATCCGACAGCTTATACCGCCGCCGCTTGGTCGGCGTGTGGTAAACCACCAGAATCTTGCGTTGCACCCACCGTCGCAGGGTGGCTTCGCTAACTTGCAGCAATCGCGCCGCTTCTTTTTCCGAAACTAGGTCCATCTTGCTACCTCCGTGACCAAGATTGCGCCCCTTTGCACGGCTTGTCAAGCCTTTTGCATAAACATGCTTGCCAATGCGCCCAAACTTGCGATAAGGTGCGGATTGCATGTTTGATGAGTTTGAGGACCAGCTAAATCCGCCAGTGCCGTCCGAAGAAGGCGACGTATTCGCGAATGCCGAGGTGCCTGCACCTGGATTTGCGGGGCGGTACTACAACATTTCATGGCAGCTGTGTAATCAAGAGTCGGCCAGCACAGATCGCCTACCGCTTGAAATGTCTTCTGGGTGGACCCATGAAGAAATGACGGCGATGTACCAAGCTTTGGCGGTAGTAGACGAGCTTGCCTACATTTCCGTGTCTATTCGCTACAGGTACTTGGGCATTCCGATTATCATCTGTACTGCCAGCATGGGCACCCCGGAACGCGGGGCGCCTCGTCGATATGAAGAGCGCGACCCTGATGGTTGGCCTTCGCTTGTCATCGAGTGCCATCAGCGCGCACTTGAGCCGCTGAAAGGTCCAGGCAGAAAGCTGATGGAAGAGTTGGCCAAGAAGTTCATGACCGATTTGCTGGAAGAACTGAAGCACAGGGAGGAAGTAACGTGAACCAGTACGATCAAACCGACTTGGAACTGCTGCGCATGTGCGGCCACGATGTTGGTGGTCCCGTGTCGTGGCAGCTGGACGACTATCTTTCGATGGCCCACTGCGACTACATCCTGCGCTTCAAGCGTGGTGGCGATGCACGCGTGCGTATGCGTTTGCTGATTCGGCGCGCGCGCGATGCGTTCCGGCGCGAACGTGGTTCCGACGAAGGTTGCCCGTGGGATGATGACTACATCCGCCGCCCCACTTTTGACACCCAAGTCAAGCCGCCGCAGCCGGCTAACGTGAAAGATTTCATCCTTGGCTTTCTGGAGAAAATTCAAAAAGCACGGCGCGTGGAAATCGTCGAGGCGATGACCGCCAAGGGCTACAGCACCGATACAGTTGATGAAGCTTTGGGATTGCTGGTAAGCGAGAACAAGATTCATCGTGAATCGTGGGGCAACTACGTCTTTGGCGGCAAGAAGGGCAAGGCAGTCAAGAACGACAAGGAAGACAAGGAAGAGCCCAGCGAGGAAACTGATGTCGCGTAAATACAAGAGTGCGATGCCTCAAAGCACGCTGCACATGGCGGCAGACAGCAGCGGTGTATTCGCTTTGGAAGAAGGCGTTAAGCTCGGCGAAGACGACGAGGTGGATGTTGGTGTCTCTCGTTGCACCGAAGAGCTGAACAACCTACGCGTATCGGTGCAGGGGCTTATCCGTTCGTGGATCGACTACAGCGGCATCAAGCTGGGGCACGATCGCTGGGGCAAGCGCAACGGCCCGGTGCAACCGCTGGCTTCAGCCGACCTCGACAAGATTTCTGACAACACGTTCACCGCAATCCGCACGCTTGCTCTTAAGGCGTTGGCTGCTTGTGCCACGTACAAAGAGGAAGACTTGGTGACGTTGGAAGGCGTCGATATGCTCAAGCAGTTTTGTAACGTGTTGTCCAAGGTCAACATGCAAAAGGACTGCGCACCAGGCATTGTGCTCGCGATTCGGTGGTTCTACTGCGACGGTCTTGTTCGCAACCTTCGCTTGCGTAAACAGCATCGCGCAGACGGCTTGCAGCAGTGGCGCCAGGCTCTGTTCGAGGCGAGCAAGTTGATTGAGGCTATTGGGTAATTAGCTCTTTGGAGGGGAACAAAGAGAGTAATGAAAGGCTACACGCCAGAGTACATCAGGCATTGCATTCGGTATGCGCCGGAGATTGCCAAGCTCGATGTGTTATACCTGCCAGAAACCTTCGTTGCGCTTGAGTGCAATGTTGGTCCATGGGCTGCGTTTAGATACTACGATCTGATTACCGAGTCGCACTACAGATTGTTGGCTGGAAAGCGAGCGCACGAAGAAAAGTTGCAACCACTTGTTTCTGATTGGGGAAAGCTTGGATTTCCAACGCTAACCAAAATAGGATATCAGCGGTTCAAGATTCGTCGTGCGATGATTTCGGAAATGCTGGGTGATGGGGGCGATCCAAATGAGCGAAACCGAGAACACAAAGCAGAGGCATTTCTCACCCTTTCAAAACACCTCGTACAAAGCTGTCGAGCCGACATCGAATCAAGAAAGCGATGGCACTACAACATTTTCCAGTGGGCCATCCAAATCAAGATTCACTACCGAGGGGAGCGACTTTCAAAGCAGCAGTCTCTCTACCGAAAGCAACTTTTCCTCTCCAGCATCAACGCCGGCGATGGACCCGATGGTATTGCGGCGGGCGCAATCGGAAGATGGTGCATTGGAGCTCCCGGCCCTGAAAGGCACGGACCTTGCATCCTTTGCGCTTACCCGCTCCCATTCACGCTTGTCGACAGCGGACCTAAACATTATTGGTATGGCTCTGCTGAAGGACGCGGTAGCGGCGGAGAGGCCAGACCATCGGGCAGCAGCAGCGGTGTTTAGCGCCATGGCCAACATCAACTCCAAGGTGTCTGGCCCCAAGAAGGTTGGCTCGACCGATCGTGTGCGCGCTGCCTTGGAGAAAGCCGCTTCTGCCATCGAAGCCGAGAGGAGGCGCAAGAAGACGATTCTGGACATTCCTGCTGAGCCTGAAGATGGTGAGCTGTGAACGATAACGAAATCGACTTGTTGCTGGACCAATGGGTTTCGTCGCCTCGCGCGTTTGCTGAGTGTTTTCGCATCAAGAACAAGGACCGTACTGAGGTTGATTTCCGTGTATCGGTTCCGCAGCAAAAGGCGCTTGAAGCCCTTAGCGCCAAGCAGAAGCTGGTGTTTCTCAAGGGACGCCAGATGTGGATTACCACGATCGCCTTGGTCTGGCAGCTTCGCCTTTGCCTATTCAAGCCTGGCGCTATCTGCGCTGTAGGTATGCAGTCGGACTTCAACGCCAGGCAGATGTCGCTTACGGCTTACAATCTGTACAAAGGCAACGAAATCTTGATGGACCTGATGGCGATCGATCGCCAGAACGACCACCAGATTCTGTTTGCCAACGGCTCGCAGATGCTGTTTGTGACGGCCAACTCGCCCGTGCTTCGTTCGATGCCGCTGAACTTTGCGCACCTGTCTGAAGTTCGAGACTACGATGACCTTGGTGAAACGCTGGCGTCTATCAAGGTAGCGCCAGAAGGCACGCTGCTGCTGGAGTCCACAGCTGGTGGCGAAGACGACTTCTATCACATCTGGTCCGACCCAGAGAGCGCCTTTCACAAGGTGTTCTTTTGCTGGCGTGACCACACGGAATACCGCAGCCCTGTTGGCATCGATGGCTCCCTGCTCGAAGTAGAAAAGGAGTACATCAAGCAGCACAACTTGGGCCGCTACGAGTCGAATTGGTGGGTGCGTGAGCGTCGTGCGCTGCCGCTTCACAAGCGCCCGTTCATGGTGCAGGAGCACCCGACTACGCCAGAAGAAGCGTTCTTGCTGAGCGGCGACAAATACCTGCGCCGCCAAGTTCCCACACCGCGTGGCGACCCGCGCGACCCGGACGAATGCGGCATCGTCGTTTTGCATCCGTACAACCCTGCGCACCAGTATGTGGTCGGCATCGACCCCGCGCCTGGTTCAAACGAAAAAGGCGACCCGACTGGCTTGGTCATCATCGACATCACCGACAGGTGCATCGCGCTGACGCAGGAGATTCGGCAGCCTACGCGTGATTTTGAAGGTCCATGCTTGCAGCTCATCAAGGCGTATGGTTCGCCGCTGACGGTTATCGAAACAGCTGCTGAAGGTCTTGGCCTTTGCGACTTCTTGCGTGGCGCCGGTATTTCGATGTACCACATGACGGCGTTTGGTGGATTGTCGCCAACCATGCTGCCTCGTCACGGCTGGCGTACTGACGTGCAGACGCGCGGCATTCTGTACGGTGAAATCTACGAAGGCGCGAGCGGTAACAACCGCTGGGACATTGGTTGCCATCGTCTGGCCAAGCAGCTTAACGCGCTGTGTTACGACAAGCGTGGCAAGCCTGCTGCGCCCAAGAACGGGCACGACGACTTGGCAGTTGCCTTTGGTTTGGCTCTGCTTGGTGTGGTGCAAGCATTGCCGGCCAACCAGACGCCGGAAACCAGAAGCGAGCCTACAAATGCGCTCGATGCGTACATGCGTGACTTGGAGCGCGCTATGGCTAATGGGTCGATGGACAACTTCGATTTTGCCGTCGATCCGCAAGAGTCTGATTTCTTTGGTTAAAGGGATTGGAAGTTGGGAAAAAAGTTGGGTAAAGGTACGATAACACTTGCATTTTAACAGCGACAGCTAAATGCTCTCGCACGGAGGATACTATGCCTGTTCCTAGTGGCACGATGGCTCAGATTTTCAAGGACGTTCAGGTTTCGGAGGCTGCGGTTACGCCCAGCGCACCGGCGCCGGAGGTGTCGTCTAGCGAGTCGTCCTCCTACCAATCGCAAGAGACCTCGGGCCACTCAACTGAGGTGCAGGCGTCTGGCTCGGAGGGCGCCCCTCCGTCCTCCAGCCAGGCGGCTCCTGCTGACCGCACCCCGCAGCGGGTGTCGTGGACCAAGTATGAGCGGCTGATGCAGGAAAACCAGATGGCTATGGCCAATCTGGAGTCGATGCAGCAGCGTATGGCTGAAATGGAGTCGCAGCTGGCTCGCCAAGTTGTGCAGGCTGACCCGCAGGCTAGCGCCCCGAAGCCCAACGAGAGCCAGAGCGACTGGTTGCAGCGCATGCTGGATGAGGGTGAAGAGGTTAATCCGAAGCTGGTCGAGCAGATTCGCTCGCTGGAAAACAAGTTGGAGCAGATGAACCAGTCGGTGCAGATGCACAACCAGCGTTGGCAAGGAGTTGAGACTGCGCAGGCCAATGTTGCATACGACGAGAACTTCTCCAAGCTTCAGAACTTCTGCCCCAAGTGGGATGAGGTCCGTTTGACGACCATGCTGGCTGAAGGTGTGAAGCCGCGCATGATTGTTGCCATGTATCGCGATGTGTACGGCGACGTGCAATCGCAATCGGCTCCTGCGCAGGCAGCGCAGGTGCAGCGCGCGGCTCCACCGCGTATTGATGGTCCCGCGTCCGCTGTTCCCAACATGAACAACGAGCCCGTGACCAAGGGTAATTATCTTCAGTGGGTGCGCGAGCAGTTCAACACCCGTCACTAAGGAGAATGAAAAATGGCAGCTAGTTTTCAGACCATTGCTGCGGTGTTGATCAACGATCGCACCGACAAGGTGATTCACAACCTGCTTCAGACCGACACCGCGTTCTGGTCGAAGCTTCCCGTCAAGGGCCGTTCGTGGTCGGGCGACGTGGCGATCATCGGCCTGCGCGTCAAGCGTAACGGCTCGGTCGTCTCGACGATCGGCAACGTGGAGCCGAAGCCGGGCCAGCAGGGCTTCCTGCGCTTGACCGTGCAGAGCAAGACCGTTCTGGCTCGCTGCCAGATCGACCTGCTGGGTTTCCTCGCGGCGGAAGATGTCAAGGGCTCGCTGGCTGTGGAGCCGGCGGACGAATTGGACAACATGCTGAACGACATCGCCAAGCAGATGACGCGCTACGCGTTCATCGGTGGTGGCGGTCTTCAGGGCGTGGGCAACATTGCTGCTGGTTCGCCGATCGGCCTGGTGTGGCAGAAGAGCAACTTGATCACGACCTACGGCTACCACGGCCGTTTCGATGACATCGTTGCGAGTCCGAACAACACCGTGCAGTTGGTGCGTTTGGACACCTACGCCACTCTGGCTGGTGGTCCGCAGGCTATCACCGCGATTGGTCCCTCGACCATCACGCTGGCTGCCAACATCAACACCTCGGGCGTGCCGTCTGGCGTTCCGTGCGCGGTGCTGCTGGTGGGCGCTGCTTCGCAGGCGTTCAACGCGGCGACCGTGTCGGGCGACAACATCGACACGCCGTGCGTGTTCGATCCGCTGGGCGACCCGGTGGGCGCGTTTGTTGGTGACCCGACTGGCGTCATCTCGAACCTGACCCAGCAGATCCACTTCGGCAACGACCGTTCGCTGACGGACCCGCTGACGAAGCGCATTCGCTCGAACTTCGCGATCGTGAACAACACGAACGCGCAGGGCGGCGACACGCTTTCGACCATCGAGTTCCTGAAGCTGTACGGCACCATCCGCACCAAGTCGGGTAAGCGCCCGACCGCGACGTGGATGAGCTGGAACACCATGAACGCGCTGCCGCAGTCGCTGATTGGTACGCTCGACGGCCATCTCCGTGTGCAGCCGCAGAACGAGATCAAGAAGATGGACCCGGCTGCCCCGCTGCCCTCGGAAGAGGACAACGATTCGGGCTACGGCGTGAGCAAGGTTCCGATCATGTGCTCGGAACTGTGCCCGGACGGCATGGCTATCTCCATGCGGTACGAGTCGTGGGAGCGCCTGTTCCGCGGTAAGGAAGAGGGCGTGTGGCTGGGCGTGAACGGACCGGGCAGCAATCCGCTGGTCAAGTTGCAGGGCGAGACTCAGTGGGGCGCGACCCGCGCTCTGATGCCAGAGCAGGTCTGCACCGAGCCGCTGAGCAACGGTATCTTGATCGGCATCGCCGCCCCGGTCTAACCAAACTTCTGAACTCTAAGGAGAGAAACTATGTCTACTGTTAAGCCTGGTGTGGTCGGCTACCTTAAGACCGACGACTTTGTTCCTGTTGGCTCGCCGTATGGCGTGAACCAGCAGCCCGCCGCGGGCTCCGTGGTGTCGGATATGTCCACGTTCTTCTCGGCTACTCCCGCGACGGACGATACTCCGGCTGGCAACGGCACGTTCCTGTTCCAAGTCCCGGCTGCAACTGGCAGCCAGACCAAGGTTTTGGCGCGCAACTTCATCATTCAGGGGCTGTCGCTCTTGAAGCTGACCGCTCCTGCGGGTGGTACTGATGCTGTTGTGGTTTCCAAGATTTCGGCGGATGGTCTGACCACCACGACGCTGTTTACTTTCAGCATCGGCGCGGGAACCCTTGGCACCTTGGTTTTCCAGGGCACTTCGACCACCGCGATCGGTGCTGCCACTTTTGCTGCTGGTGAAACCCTGAAGGTTGCGTACACCAACAGCAACAACTGCGCTTGCTACGTCTTTGTTGACGTGCTGGGCGCGTAAGCAAAAACAGGGAGGACCGCTCATGGCACCGATGTACGACGAAGATGACGACATGTGGACTGGCGCTGGACTTAGCAAGCAGATTGCTGCGGAGCGACTTGCCGAAAAGCAAGCTGCCGAGCGTGCTAATACCAGCCCATCTGCTATGGATCGCGTCTCCGGCGGTATCAAAGGTGCCATGGGCGGTGCCGCCACTGGCGCAGCGGTTGCCGGGCCTGTGGGCGCAGTCGTTGGTGGTGTTCTTGGCGGCGCTGCTGGCGCTGTCACCGCTGACAAGAAAGAGAAAGCGCCGACCGCTTCTGAAATGGAAGGCGGCATCAACACGGCCAAGGGTCTTTACGACCAGTCCAAGAAGGGCAAGGAAACCGAAGAGGTTTTGGATTCTATGCAAGACCTTGGAACAGCTTGGAGTTAGTCTTGCCATCCTCAAAAACTTGACGTAATCTAGTTTCGCTGTTTTCTCACGGGGACCAAAGAACATGCAAACGTCCCTCGTTATCGACGACAAGCAGCAAGACCTGTGGAATCCCGCAGAGCTTCAGCAGTCCCAGTCGTCGATTGAATACGATTGGAACGACCCGAACGATCCACCGTCGCTTAAGCCGCCGGAAATCGCTCGGATGTGCAGCCAGTTCTACAACGAAATGGCACCGATGCAGCGCCTCTGGTGGCTGTGCCGCGATGTCATTACGAACTTCCGCGCCTATACGCCCAGCGACATCGTGATTCGCGCCGGCATGGAAATGGCGTACTTCAACCGTGTGCGCGACGTGAGCTTCAACATCACGCTGCCGCAGTTCCGCAACGCCTCGGCCCGTCTGGAAGTGACGCTTCCATCGTGGGGCGCGTATGCCGCGAGCGATGCGATTGAAGATTTGATGCGCGCTGCCGCTGATGAGCAGGCGCTGGACTACTACAGCCGTCGTGGCGAGCTTCTATACGCTGCGATGGAAATGATCGATTGGGGCATCATGTTTGGAACCAGCGCAATGCTGGCGACCATGGATGGCTCCAATCTCAAGCCAGAAGTGTTTGGCCCTGACCGCATCCGCGCGGAACCCGCCATCGCTCGCCCGGAAGACAGCCGCTTTCTGGCTGTGTCGCGCGTGACCACCAAGTCGCAGCTGCGGCAGAAGTTCCCGGACAAGGAAGATGTGATCGCCCAAGCGCCGCCTCCGCTTCAGCAGTTGAACTGGTGGAGTGGTTATCAGCGCATGGCGCCAGACCGCATCGAGGTTCTGGAAGTGTACTGCCGTAGCGGCCACTGGTTCTTGATGTGCGGTAGCGGTGGTGCTGTGCTAGCATCTGGCTGGACCCCGCAGCGTTGTATGCCGTTGGAGATTCACAAGTACACCAGCGTGCCATTCGACTTCTGGGGCGTTGGCTTGGTCGAGCAGGCTCTGCCAGGTCAGTACGCGTACAGCGCAAGCTGGAACCAAATCCTGACCAATGCTCGCTTGATGAGCAACCCGAAGATTCTGATTGCGCACAACTCGGGAATCGCGCCGGATGCGTTTACCAGCAAGGCGGGTGAGAAGATTTACCACCGAGCTGGTATGCCTCCGCAAGCATGGCAAGGTCTGCCGCTTCCGCAGTATGCTGTGCAGTTGCCGGCGTCTGCTGCATCTGCTCTGGCTGATTCGACGGGTATTCACGGTACTTCGCAGGGCAAGCGCACGCCGGGCATCGTAACGGGCCGTGCGGTCGATGCAATCGTGGCCAACGACGAAGTGCAGTTTGGTGTGACCAAGCGCAACATCAAGAAGATTATGGAGCGCCACGGTCGCACTGCACTGCTGTACATGCAGGCGTACTACCCGCAAGAAAAGTTCATCAAGCAGTTTGACCGTTATGGCTCGGCGATTGGCACGATGGTGCGTAGTGGCGACCTGTCGCAAGACCCGCAGGTGTTCATCGAAGCCGACACGCTGTTCCGTGACGACGTTGAAGCTCGGCAGCAGCGCATCATGCAGTTTGCGCAGATGGGCGCCATTGCTCCGCCGGATGCCATCAAGCTGATTCAGGACAACCGTGACCCGCTGCGAGCGCAGAAGCCGATTGCGGACTTCATTACTGCCAAGCGTGCGTTGGATGCGGTTATCAAGAGCGGCTTTCAAGTGCAGGATTTGCGTCAGCCGGTTGGTCCCGATGGGATGCCGGTGATGCGCAAGACGGTCAAGTTCTATCCAAACGACAACTTCCCCATCTTTGCGGAAGTGGCTGGGCAGTTCATCCGCTCGGATGAGTTCTATGCGCTGCCGATCGAGAAACAAGACGCCGTGGATGCCTACTACCAAGACATCCTCCAAATGATGACGCCAGCGGCCCCAGGAGCCCCGGAAAGCCAAGCGGCTGGGGGTGGTGGCGGCAAGACGCCTCCGATGCCTGTAGGGGCACCGCCGGCCAATGCAAACGCACAGGGTAATGCTGGTCCTGCCAGTAGCGCTGATGATACGGCTCGCCAAGTTGAAGTTGCCAATGCCAAGCCGGAAGGCTCGGACGAGTTTAGTAAGTAGGAGACACTATGAAGCACTCGATTCAGGACATCGCCAAGGAACGGCTTAAGAACATGCACGGCCACAAGGCTGACAAGATGGGCGCCTCCAAGGGTCACAAGTATGATGACTACGAAGAGGAAGAGGACATGTCTGCCGATACCCCCGAAACTACTCCCGCTTCGGAGGAAGGCGCCGGCAAGCCGATGATACACGGCAAGCCTGGTCTGAGTGGCGGCAAGCCGGAAGGCGTTGCTGTGATGATTGGTATCGGCAAGCCGATGATGCACGGCAAGCACCCGATGCGTCCGCCGCACCCGATGTACGCCAAGCACCCCGGCTTGGGCGAGAGCATCGAGGATGAAGAGCCGGTGATGGGTGGTAAGTACGGCAAGTAGAGGTCGCTGTGAACGCTGGACAGATTGCACAGTACATGCGGCGATTGGTGGACGACCCAGGAATGGTTCGTCTGCCCAACTCTTTGCTCGCCACCATGCTTGAGGTGGCCTACGAAGAGTTCCGCAACTTGGCGCCTTGGGAAGTGTGGGAGCGGTATTATGCTCCCCCGCTTCTGGTGGGTCAGTACAACGTCAATCTGGATGGCATCCTATTCTACACCGATGCTGGTGTAGCTCCTACTGAAGGAGCTGTTGCTAGCCGCTTGACGCGCGTTGTGCTGGTTGACCAGAACACGGGCGGCATCCTTGGCACGTTCCAGCCGGCGACCAGTTGGGAAACGCTCGGCCAGATTCCCAACGCTAGTGCGGCGATGCTGTCGAACTACGCGTGGACTGGCCAGCGCTACTGGTTGGACGGCAAGATTCTGCGTTTCAGCGTTCCGGTGAGCGGACAGATTCAAATCTGGTACTTGCCCACCGAGACGATCGATTGGAATGCGGCGATTGCGCCAGGCGCTAACAAGTTCGTGGACAACTTGACGCAGTTTCACGACATCATTGCGTTGTTGGCTGCTGAGCAGTACTACATTCAGCAGGCGCAACCCAATCAAATGCTTGAGCTTCAGCTTCGTCGTCGCACCGACAAGATGATGGAGTTCTTTGCCCAAGCCCGCAGTGGCAAGGCTTCCCGGTATGTGAACGAAGAATACCAGAGGTAGCCATGTCGAACATCGACAAGACAGCTGATATCACTCCTAAGTCTGGCATGGACTTGCGTAGTACTGCCAAGACCAATGCTACGCCTTATGTGCAGAACGTGATTCCGCGTAATGGCGACTTCTGGGTTCGTCCTGGCTTTGGTCTGGTGCGACAGTACGACACCAGCTTGGCTGCTGGCCGCATCGACACCAGCGTCAACGCTACCGAGTATGGCTTGGGCGCTTGTATCGGTGCGACCGCTGTGCGCACGCCGTGGGACACCGACCAGATTCTGGCGATTCACCCGCTGTATGCATTCACTGGCAACTTCTATGGGCGTCAGCCGCGCACCATTAGCCCATTGCAAGACCCGCAATATGGAAGCCGTGGTACCGTTCTGGCTGGCGTGGTTGCGATCGTTCACGACCTGTACACCAACCGCAAGGTTGAGATTGTGCTGCATGAGCAGGATTCGCAGAAAGAAGACCTGACCAGGGACTATCCGAACTACGCGACCAGGTATAACGAGGACCGCTCGACTTGGGCGATTCCGGCGCATGAGCCGAAGTGGGCAATCTTTGCTCCGATGTCAACAGGCATTGCGTTTGGAACCAAGGCGTTCAACGTCGTGGTCTGCATCGACGGCATGGGCTTGTGGACTTATCGTCCGGTGGATTGCCCCATCGAGTGGCGCCGCCAGAACGACAGTTTGGACCGTCCGATTCTAGGTCCGTTCATGGGCGAACAGGGCGCGTTCTCGCCGCTGAATCTGACCGAAGGTTTGTTGTCGGCCAATGATGGCGCGGTGTACCTGACGACCAGCGACCTCGGCATCGTCACGTCGCAATGCACTTGGAATGAAGACCGGGTTATCTACGCGACCGACAACACGCTGTGGTTCTCGGACCCGCACATGCCCCAGGCTGTGCTGGCCGATAGTCGATACGTTGTGCCGACGACCGACCCGATTACCTGCGTTGCGCCGTTGCGGTCGAGCGTGTTCATCGCCACTAGCGGCGGCAAGTGTTGGGCGTATCAGCCCGCGCTTGGCAGTGCTGGCACCGCGGCGGTCGGCTCGCTTACCTATATCTCTCTCACTAACGGCTGCGTGAACAACCGCGCCTGGTGTGTGGGCAACGAGGGCGTGTTCTTTGCTGACCCGAACGGTGTGTTCTTGTGGACTGGTGGCGTTCAGTTGGTCTGGTTGTCTCGTCCCATCGACCGCTTGTGGACCGACCCGCAATCGCTGGAAATGCCGCTTACGGATTACTACCAGCGCAACGGTAACACCTCGTTGCAGGGTGTTCAGCTGCCTGCCCGCATCGACATGCGTGAGCAGATGCAGAACTCCCGGCTGTGCTGGGATGATGCCCGCAAGGCGCTGTACTGCGTGTGCGATGACATCACGTTGGTCTGGACGACGGACTTTGGTTGGAGCGTTTGGTACTTCCAGACGCACGCTGGCAGTGGTTCTGATGTGATGGGTATGGCCAACATCGACAATCCGACGCTGGTGCCGGTTCGCAATGACCTGTACATGGTTGGCGGCGCGGATACTCGTCCGTACCTTGATGACAAAGACTCTGCGATTGCGGTTGATAAATCATGCTATTTGCTGAAGCTGGGACGTGGCGGCGCAATCGACCAATCGACCTGCATGGATGCCCCGCTTGCAGACGTATGGTACTGCTCGCTTTCGGGTTACATCGTAACTGGCGATATCCTGCGCATCGCTGTTGGCGCCAACCAGTATGACTACACAGTAGTTGCTGGTGACGACTTCACCGCGACGTACAAGGCGTTTGTGGCGCAGATTCAAGCGGTGGGCGATCCGGAGTACAACTTCATCGCTCAGCCCACCAGCATTGTGGCTGTGGCCAAGGTTGCGGGCACTGGCGCTAGCGCTGTGGTCACCTCGGCTCTTGCGCCTGGTGTTGGCATCTTTGCTGCCACGCACTCGCAGTTTGCGTCTGCTGGGGACATCACGGATGCCGACCTGGAGGATTGGCGCACGCCGGTCAACGGGTGGGTAAAGTACGTTGCTGGTCCGGTCGAGCCTGCCAATGCTCCGGCATATTACATTGGTCCTCCGTCGATTGCGGAGTTCCGGTTTCAGCCTCCGAGCGGAGCAGCTCAGCAGTTTGAACAAACCTATTGGTGGCCGGTTGCGGTAGCCAATGTGAGCACGCCACCTTCGGCTTTCCAACTGCATTTCAAGTTCGACAACACGCGGTGGCAACCCATTTGTGTGGCCGCAGCTACAGACGAGCTTGCAGTGATGTTTCCTTCTGAACGCCTTGGCTCAACTGGTGGCTATTTTCTTGGCGCGCCAGATATCTCGCATCAGATTCGCGTTTGGAACTCTGGCTTGGGCGTGCCAGACGCTAATGGCGATCAGATTCAAATCGACTTCGATGGCACGCTTGGCGCTTGGACTACGGCGCCGCAAATCAACGCGGGCGTGGTTGGGCCGGATGTGCTGTTCTACATGGGCTTCAAGTACATCGGGACCAACAACACGTTCTCGCTGCACACCCAGCTCAACGCCGCTTCGATTGGCGAAGACGATGCCATCTTGTACGCGTGGCAGTACGGTCGGTATCCGACTGAGTACAAGGCGCTTGCCAACAAGCAGCAGCCGGTGGATTGGGCAGTGAAGTCGCGTGAGTTTGAAGTGAACGGCTATCAGTTCACGGTGCGCGGTGTGTTCATCACGGCGATGCACATGGGCAATGGCACCGACGATGTGGTTCCTGGCTGGCTTTACGGTCCGCTCAACACGGCGACCTCGACGGACTGGCGCGACTACAGTGGCCAAGCGCTGGACTTTGCCAGCATCCCGCCAGGCAACAGCGCGCAAAACGACATTCTTGCATTCCCGCGCATGGTTCCGGCCACGACCGGCGGCGACCCGGACCTGATGATTGACCCGCTGCTTAAGACGTTTAACAACGTGGCGACTTGGGGCGATGCTACCAACTCTACCAAGGGCAACCTGCTGGTCGATGACCCAGTTGTGGACACGCTCGCCACTACTGATGGCAGCAAGGGTATGCGCGGCTCGGTGATGCTGCATGGCACGATGAATGCACCAGGCGAAGTGGTAAAGCTCGGCCGAGTCGAGGCCGCAATCAAGCAGGTTGGTCTGCGCCAGCGGTGGGGTAAGTAATGGCTGACAAGCAGTTACCTATTCATCAGCGGCTGGCAAACCATCTCATGCAAGAAATGGGTCAGGAGGCTGTTGATAAGCATCTTCAATATGTTGATTCTGCAACTCAAAACGTACAACGATATAAGTCCAAGTATGGCCAAGACCGTTCTAGGTGGCCTAAAGATGTGCTTAATCAAATGTACAGAGAGAACGGTCAGATTGAAGACATGCTTATTCCAAAGCATTTGAGAGAAGCTAACGATCGCCTGTCTGATTTGGAGTCGGCACAGCCAGACTATCCTGGAATTGAACAACTTCTTCGCAAAGAAAACCCAGACCTAGTAGCTCGCATGGAGCGCGGTCAGGTGCAGCGGATTGAAGAACCGCGCGCTCCTACGCCGCAACCTCAAGCGCCGACGCCTGAGCCTTTCAAGACCAAAGAGCCGCCGCGTCCCGCGATGGCTGCTCCTGCGCAAAAGCCTGGCGAAGTTAAGCAGCCCAAGATGGTTGTAGCCGCTGGTCCTAGCGCGCTGCGTCAACGCGAGCGTCAACCTAGTGCGTTTGAAAAGGCAGTCGCATCGCAGCGGGACAAGTGGGAAAAGGAAGGCTTGTTCACGCCGCCTCCGATGCAAGACATCGCCAAGCAACGATTGCTTCAACTGCACGACAAGGAAGAAGAAGAGGTTCCAGTCTCGCTTCCTGAAGCCGTCAACCCGACTGCGAGATAACGATGCCTCAGCAGATTGAGCTACCACAAAAAGGCATCAGCGACCTGAACTATGCAAACATGCAAGGTCGCCAGCAGATTTTCGACGTTGTGCTGCGCCTGCAACCCGTGGTTGCTGGAGCTCCGTTTCAGGCGGGCATCCTTGCTCCAGGCAACTACATTGGCAACACGATCGGCAAAGACTCCAGAATCGATGGCTTGGGCTGGCCTGTAGTCACCGGGCCGGTGACGTTCACCACCAATGCGATCGTGCGAGGCGTGGTGTTCAACGATACCGTCTCGCTGTCTGCGACATCTGTTGTCGCATTCGATGCGTGCGTATTCTTGAAGACCGTGACGGTGGCCAGTGGCGGCAAGGGTGCGTGGGCAGGGTGCAGATTTGATGGAACTTCCTCTATTCAAAACGCAGGAAGTGCGTCAAAATGCGTGGTCGCTGGTGGCGTACATACGTCCAGCACGGCGCACTCTAACGTGACGTTGCCAGGTGGAGAGGCAGTATGAGCAGCAACCGGCTACTTCCCTATCAGTTCGCGCCGGGGCTGGATGCTTCGCCTACTCGCATCGAGCAGTCTCTGCTGGAACTGGCCAAGCTCTACGACGATGTACCCGCAGACCTGGTGCGTCGTCGCTGGTCGCCTTCTCCGCTGCTGTGGGGCTTCTCGCCTCCGAGCGTTGGTGTGAACGGCAGCCCATACTTGGAAGAGTATAACTACTCGTTTAGTGGCACGAATCCTATTTCTCACAGCCAATTGACCAACACCTATCGGACCAAGTCCACGCAAGTCGATGGCATTACTTTTGAAGATTACCCTATCAGCGGTGGTTTGCTGACATGGGAAGTCACCATGCTCGCATCGCATCCGATGATTATCGGGTCTTTCGTTGTGATGGCTGGCTTACTTACGCCTGAGCTAAGCAACTACCTGAACTCTTGGCGGTATGGGGTTGTGCCGCCTGCTGGCCATAGTTTCGCTCAACCAACCCAAGACTTTACGCTTCAGGTTTGTATTTCGGACGGATGGGACTTGGAGAACCGCAAGAAGCTTCGGCAAGAGTCGCTGACTTACAAGATGCGCTCCGATGCGTTTGATTTTTCTCCAGCTGGAGTTCCATCTGCTGGCAGCGACCCCACAAAGCCGCCGTTCCCAAGTGATGCACTGCGTCATCCGGTGAACTGGAATGGTTTCGCTGTGATGGCAGATGCCTTAGTACTCGTTCCAGTTGGTGCGCGCATCGTGTTCCAGTGGACTATCCCGCGTTATCCAGAAGCAAATAATTCGACTTGGGGGCTTGATCCCACCAAAGGCAACACTTGGAACCTGCGGGCGCTAACCTACAGCCCGACGCACTGAGGACATATGCCCAAGCAGTTTCCATTCAAGCGTTTTGCCCGCGGCGTCAAGCTGACGACTCAGCATGTGAACGAGCCGCTTGTTGCCATGCAGGCTGCTGCCGATGAGGCGAACCTTCAGGACGTGGTCGAGACGCAGTCCAGGTTCAAGCTATCGTGGGTCTTGCCGTGGACCGGCCCGGCTTCGGCTTCTAACGGTAGCCCGATTGTGTCTTGGCCGTTTCTTGCGCCGCCGTTCCAGCAGTTGTTCAACAGCATGACTCTGCAAGACCCGCAGTATCCGGTGTCGCTCACCGAGTTTTCGCTTTCGATCGATCAGCGCGCAGAGCCGTTTGCGGTCACAGGTTATGGCGCCGCTGGTGGTTTTGGCGAGCTGACCAACGTGGACATGTCTCGCTACAACATGACGCTACGTTTGTTTGAGCGCCAGCCGTCTTTTCTTACGGGTGATGTTCAAAGCGTCGAAAAGATTGGCCAGTGGGAGATTGATGGCGTCAACGCGTTTGGCATCCAGCAAAGCGCGACTGGCGGCACTGCGGGCAGCGGTGTGGCTCGCGCCAACCCGCTGGTGATTTCCGAGCAGAACCTGCCTATCCGCCCGTGGAACGTGTATGTCTGGGAGTTGTCGTGCCCCGGCCTTTACGAAACCAGCACGGCAGGCACCAAGGACAAGTGGACGATTACGTTGGGTGGCTCTCCGATTGCTGGCGATGTCTTGCAGTTGTCGATTAACGGTGAGGTGTACGAGTACCTTGTGCTTGCTGGCAATACTTTGCCCGTAATCGCCGCAGGTCTTGTTGCCGCAGCTGCCGCCGACCCGCTTTACAACGTCACCGCGGTGAACAATGTCATTACCTTGGAAGAGATTGTGGCGTCCAGCGCGGTCAACTCCATCGCTTGCAACTTCGTCTTGATGACCAGTACGGGAACCGGAACAACGTTCCTGACGCATGTAGACACTGGTGTGGCCGGCGTGACCAACGACCCGCTTGAGCTGGTGTCGTTTCATCTGTGCGCCACGCTGGAAGCGCCGCTGACGGTCCGCGACAAGCAGGGTGACTTCGGCAACTTCCCAGAGGAAGAAGGCTCCAAGCCTATCCAGAACCTGCCGACCGTTCATGGTGGCGCTAAGACCGGCACGTCGATTCCATACACGACCGTGGTGCCCAACGACATCATCACCGGCAACGATGTCCAGGACGGAATGCACGGGTTTGACCGTGCCCTGCGTCAACGCGCAGGCAGCGGCTATGGCACTGGCTATGGAGCTCTTGCTGACCCGCTTGAAGCTAGCAACACCTACCCGGAAGAGATGTTGGCCAACGATGCTCACTACAGCATCATCATGGTGCCGATGTGGGGCGGTCAATACCGCGAGTCCGTGCGGAAGCTCACTGTGACCAGCGCTGGTTTGCCGTATGTCGATCTTGAAGTCGGACCCGCCAACAAGGTCACCGAGGATGTCTTTGTGCTACCGGTGCCGGAAGGGTTTGTTCTGCATCACGCCTTTGCTGTGTGGAACGGCTACAGTCCCAGCACGATCGTATACCCTAGCTGTGTGGACCCCTCGACCTGGCCGACCGATGCTGGATACACCCAGAAGGTTGGCGTTATTTTGAACTCAGGCTGGCGCAGCGACGATTACAAGCACCAGCAGGTTGCCTATCTGCAATGGAATGGCGCCGCTCCTGCTGGCAACCCAGACAGCTACAAGAACTGGTTGCTCGATGAGTACAGTCCTGATGGCAACCCGCGCTACCGCTTGCTTCAGATTCCGTTGGTGAACAACACCGAGACGTGGGACAGCAACTCTTGGTTCAGCAGCGGACCTCCGTTCTACATGGGACGCGCCAACACGATGACCGAAGACCGTGAGGTTTGCGGCACGATGCCAACCGGGTATCCCGGCTGCGTGGCATTTACCACGCCGCTTACTCACGGTCGGGAGAACGTGCTGGAAGTGCGCTGGACCAAGGATCTAACGGAATACGCTGCGCTGGAAAATACGGACACCATCATCGGCCAGGGTGGCGAGTGGGTTATCCTTTGCGGAAAGCAAGTACTTACCGCATAACCATCTGGTCAATCAAGGAACTTGTCGCTACACTCTGCTGCTGGAGGATGTTATGGGCTGGACTGATAGTGATGTTGAAGAAGAAGCCAAAAAGCAACCTAAAAATACGCCGGAAGACTCAAACCTACCCTCCGACGAGCTGGTCTTTAATCCGACTGCCGCGCAGATGGACGCGCTGACCCAGCAGAACCAGGCGCAGTACCTTGGTTCGCTTAGGAAGCAGGCCGATGTGTCCAAGGGTGCTGTTGGCGAAGTCGAGAAGCAAGGCCAAGAAGCTCTTGCCGGCGAGCGCGAAAAGTCTGGTCGCGCGTTCGCGGCGCAGCTCGCTCAAGGCGGCGGCGGCTCACTTGCTGGTATGCGGCAGAGCCAGCTTTCGCGCGGCATTGCGGAAGGCCAGCTGATGGGCGAGTACGGCATGCAGAAGATTGCGGCCGAGCGTCTTGCCTCGCAAGCCCAGAGCGAGTACCTGGCTGAGAAGCAAAAGCTTCAGCAGGCTGCTTACGATCGCCCGATGGCTCAGAAACAAGAGGTTGATAACGCGCTGTCCGACATCCAGAACGAATTCAATACTCGCGCCAAAAACGCCAATGTTTGGACGGATACTGATCGCAAAGACATGGCCAACTATGTCTATCGCAAGTACGCAAATGCCGAAACCAAGCAACGTAATCCGGCTTTGTACAATGCCGCGGTTGCAGCTGTGGACAAGATTCTTTCCGAATCCGGTTCGTTTAACGCCTAGCTTGTTTGGAGCCGCACCATGGCGCGTATTCTTGATACAGACACCGAAGCTTTTGCTCCTGTTCAACACCGTATCGAACGCGTGCCTGGGCAGACCGCGGCAGAAAAGTTGCAAAACCTTGGCTTGATGGCCAATGTTGCCAAAGAAGCCATGCCGTTTGCAGACTTGGCAGTCCGCGGCATCGATACCGCTTACGGTGGTATCAAGGACTGGTTTGCTGAGAGCGGGAAGAAGGACGAGGCTGAGAAGGCTGCGCTGCGTCGGGCCAAGGGTTTGGACGATTCGTTCTCGGGTACTGAGGTGCCTGCTCAGCCTACGCAGACCGAAGCTGTGGCTAAGGGTGTTGAAGAGACTCCCGAGCAGAAAATCGCTTCAGAGCGGTTGTTCAAGATGATGAACGAGCAAGCGGCGATGTCTCCAGATGAGCAAGAGCGATACGCCAAAGAACAGAACGAAATGATTAAACGGCGATATGCCGAAGAGCGCGATCGTGCTGCAAAGATTCAAGCAGAGAAGTTCTATGCTGAACATCCAGACGTGGCTCGCGATGTGAAGTCCGATACCTTGTCAAAGGCAGGCCAAGCTCTTGCTCAACGTGATGTGAATTTGGCTCAAGATGTCGCGCTCGCAAAATACCGAGCACAACTTCCCTTTGTCGCCAATCGTGTTGAAAAAGAAAAGGAAGCGCAGAACGCTCAACGAGAGCGGGATTTTGCTGCCGGTCTTGCGAAGAAACTGCCTCCGCAAGGTGTAGTTACTAGCCCTGAGCGTGAAGCGGAGATTATGGGCGAAGTGGCTGGTGATTGGTTTAAGCCTGGGCAGGAAACTGGCGAAACCA